ACGAAATGCTTGAAGATGATTGGGATTCAATCGGGTGGATGATGGAAATGGATTCGCTGTTTTTCGGGCAATCAGAAAACGCTTTTTACTCATTTGATGAACTTTCTTCGGCAAGAAAATTATTAAAACCTATCTATCCCAAGCATTACTACAATCTTTTAAACGATAGCAGCTTAAAGTACCCAATCAAGAAAAACGGCGAGATAAGAATACTCTCCATTGACGTTGCAACACAAGGCGGAAAAGAAAGCGATGCTTCATGTTTTAGCGTTTTACAGCTTATTCCCTATGGGCAAAATCGATACTTGCGAAACGTTGTTTACATAACAACTACCAAAGGCGGACATACATTTAATCAAGCAATCAAGGCACGCAGACTCTTTTATGACCTCGATTGCGACTATATAGTTCTTGACTCGCAAGGTGTTGGAATTGGAGTTTTTGATAATTTGGTGCAAGAACAAACAGATGATGAAAGAAACATAATTTACCCAGCGTGGTCGTGCATAAATGACGATAGCATGGCGAGCAGGTGCAAAAGCCCCGATGCTCCTAAAGTGATTTATTCAATTAAGGCGAGTGCCCAGTTTAACTCCGACGCTGCTGTTTCGCTTAGAGATTCTGTTCGGCAAGGAAAGTTAAGGCTTTTAATACATGAAAATGAAGCAAATGAAAATCTTGGGAAAATTAAGAAATTCGGTAGCTTGGCTATTGAAAATCAAGTCTTGTTTCAGGAACCTTTTTATCAAACAACAGCACTCATAAATGAGATGGTAAACTTAAGCTTTACAGTAATTGAAGGAAGAATAAAAATTGAAAATAACGGCGGAACTTTGAAAGATAGGTTTTCCGCTATTTCTTATGCTAATTTGATTGCAAACGAACTTGAACGAAATGGCAGAGCTTTTCAGAATGAGTATGAGTTTCAGACATTTATAAATTAGACCAGCTATAAAAAGTCAATAGGATTTTTGAAAAAATTTTTAAAGTTTTTGATTGATGGGAGGATTGACTTGATAAGCTCTATTTTCGCGAAGGATAACAAAAATAATATTACAAAGCTTGCGTGCGACAGCCCCGATAGCAGTTAAATGGTGTTTACCACGAGACGTTAATGATTGATAATAATCCGATAAAATCGGATCGCAAAAGGCTGCTTTGTTTGCAGCGAGCCAAATAGCACGGCGAAGATAGGGTGAGCCACGTTTTGAAATTTTGTTTTTGGTACCGGAAAACTCACCGGATTGATTAACTTTTACATCAAGCCCGGCAAAGGCAACAAGTTTTGAGGGTGAACCAAAACGATGTATATCACCGATTTCACTGACAATAATGGCACCTAAAGTTTCACCGATTCCGGAAATCGTGGTAATTACTTGATTGGTTTTTAAGAGTAAATTGGAAATTTGTGTTTCCAAATCTTGAATTTGATTTTCAATAAAAATAACTTGCTGCATAAGTTGTTTTATTTGAAACGAAAAAGCATCTTTGGCAAAAGAAACACCAAAAGAATTTTTAGCAACAGATTTTAGATTTTCAGCTTTTTCCAAGCTAAAGCGACCTTTACTGGCCTTTTCAAGAATTTTTGAAAGTTTTTTAGTTGAAATTGAAAGAATATCCTCAGGTGTAGGATATTTTAAGAGTATTTCTTTTGAGCTTGTGCCAAAAGTATCAGAAAAAAATTTTTGATATTCAGGAAAAACTTGATCCAAAAGTGCAATAACACGACGTTTACAGTCACTGCAAAAATCAACCAAAACAAGCCTGAATCGTGAAAGCTGACGTAAAGCGATAATGTTTTCTTCGGCAAGCTTGGTTTCCGAGTATTGACCAAATCGCATGATTTGAGCAATTATAAAAGAATCTTTCGAATCATTCTTGGTTTGACGTATATACATTTTTCTAAAAGCTTCTGACTGAATTGGATTAATAACTTTCGTGTTAAAATTATTTTCAATAAAAAAAGAATAAACAGAAAGCCAGTAGTGACCTGTTGCTTCCATTCCGATCACAATATTTTCCGGATTAATTTCAAATTTTTCAAAAAGCTTAAAAAGTTTTTCGCAACCTCTTTGAGAATTTGAAAACGAGATACTTTCAATTAATCGTTTGCCTTTTTCATCAATTATTGAAGCCTCATGATTATTTTTAGCAATATCAATACCGCAATAAAACAAAAGAAAACCCCCATAAAAAATTATTTCAAGCAGAAGTTTCCTCTTGATTTTGTGACACACAACCTCGTTAGATATTCAGTACTAAATACTATCCAGCTCATTCGTATCAAGTCACAAAACAGAGGCACTACCCTAATTTAGGAAGCTATATACTTCAAGGAGGTGATCGGTGCCACTCTGCTTGTTAACTTTATTATTCCATATGGCTTGTGAAACAACAACTTTATTATACGAGGAGGTGTATTTCTTTGGAAAAGCAAAATTTTGAAGTGAACAGTTTTTGGGGATATGAAAATGCTTCAAGCGGTAACTACGCAAATATTGTGCTTAACAAATCTTTTGACGAGCTTGCGGAAATCATCAAAAATCCTATGGATAACAATGAAGAATTGCGAAATTTAAGCAAAGAAATATATTCTTCATCGGGAATTTTTAGTAATGTAATTGACTACATGACAAGCATTTTAACGCTTGATAGAATTGTCATCTCAAAATCCAAAAGAAATAAAGAGCGAACCGAGAATATACTTCGGAAAATTAAAGATAAAGAGTTTATCAGAGATATGCTCTTTAGAGCAATGATTTATGGTGTTAGTGTTTCATATTTGGAAACGGTCAAAAAGCCAAGAAATAATCAAAAATTCATGGCAGAGTATGACGTTAAAAGTATCTCTGAAATAAACTCAAGCGAATTAAATGTTTCCGTTTGTAATTTGCCGATTGACTACATACAGATTGTGGGGATTAAAAATGGAAGTTACGAAATTGCATTTGACCTTAATTATTTTACTAACTTTAGTGGTGAGAAGCTTGAAAATAAGCTTAAACGCTACCCGAAAGAAATAAGAGAAGCTTTCCTGAAAAGAAGCAAAAACAGCGGTCTGCCTAATTGGTATGTGTTAGATGCTTCGAAAACCATAACACTAAAAATAAGGAGTAGCCGTGAAGAAAAGTGGGGGCGCCCTCTTGTTTTACAAGCTATTAAGGATATTTTGTATTCGGACTACTGGACTAACACCAAAAGGAATGTTCTATCAGAAATCAATAGCAGAATTTTTTACATGGAATTTCCGCAAGGGAAAGAACCCGGAACGAGTGCACTCACTCAAAATCAGCAAAAACAGCAGCATGAAATGGTTAAAGACGGCATTTTAAAACGAGCAAATTCCGGCGGAACAAATTTCTTTTCTGTTGCAAGTGGCACAAAGATTAACAAGCTTGATGTTGATACTTCGCTTTTCAAAGATGAATGCGAAAAAGATTTAAAAAATGATATTTGTACAGACTTGGGTTTTGCAGCAAGTTTGCTTTCGGGAGCTTCTTCTTCCTATTCAAGCCAGCAAAACAATTTGCAGTTGGTTATTAGTCAAGTATATTCATGGGTTGAGAGCATTTCTTATGAGCTTGTAAAAGCTATAAACGAAAACCTCATAAACGGCAAAAAGATTGATATTTATTATCTTCCTTGCTCGATAGTCAATCGTAAAGAATTTGTAAATCAGATGAAAGAGCTTTACACGCTTGGTAGAGGCTCTCTTGCAGCTTGGATTGCAAGCACAGGGATTAATCCCGAAGCATATTTGTCATTGATGGAAATGGAAAAAGAAGAAAAGTGGGACGAAAAATAT